TTACCATTTAGCTTTAAAATTTCTGGCGAACGTAGTAGCGTTTTCCTTTTTTAGTTTCATATGTTATAGATATTTTAAATTATTTTGTTTTGTTGTATTTCATTATTTTCTCCTTTGTTAAAAAAATAGCTTCTGGACAAGGCTCTTTAACTTAGAGAATTCTTGACATCATCTCCTTTTGTGATAAAATAAAAAACACAAGAGACGACTGTAACATCTCATTTGTTTTGATAGTATTCACTTGTTGTCTTGTTGTATTGATAATCCCTGCACTCAAATTTTGGTCGAGGAGAGTGTGAGGGATTTTTTTGTTTTTATTTAAGACCAGAACCGGTTTTATAATCAACTACATAAGTCCCGTTTTTTTGAATAAAGTGAATTGAAACACTAGCATAGTATGAACCATCATCTAAATCCCAATCGCAATCCATAGATGGAACTTCCGAATCGGTATCAATATCATAATCAGTATCTGTTTCAGTTGTATTTGGCTCACCAACAGTTGCTACAATCTCGTCATAAGTAGTAGCGCCATCTACAATGCTATCAAAATAAGCATCAGTCCACTTGAAGTTCTTATCAGCTTCTGCTTCTTTACTAGCTTCTTCGGAAGATGACTTGCTATAATCGGCGTCAATAGACGAGCTAGCTTCATCAACAGCTTTACTAGCCTTATCTAAAGCACTACCATACATTGATTGTGTAGCCAAAACAATAATAATTGAAGCAAGTGACAAACAAGTTCCAACAATTGCAAGAACCTTTTTATTTTTGCGATTAACCACTAATGCAATAATTCCCAAAATTAGTGAAATTATAGCAACTACAAATGATAGATTATTTAAAATAGGCACCCAAGAGCCTACAAGAGCAAATCCACCAAAAACAATAGCTAAAATACCTAAGACTTTCTTCTCGTCTTTCATGATATTAATACCTCCATCAGCTTTTAACGTGGTTCAGTATTTGCACGTAGTTTTTTTTGAAAATTAATCTATCAAATTAAAAAATTCTTCTTTTACCATGATTTCGTCAGCAAGTGATGTCAATTCGTACTTTTCCATGAATTGAGCGTAATTAAAGTCTTCGATATTATCCCAATAAGACAATTCATCTTTTAGCAGATGATGAATCATACACCTATCAGCTTGCAATTCAGCTTTTTCTTTATTGAATTTATAATAACTTGCTGTATGTTCTTTATGACCGAATTCATGATAAATAACTTTATCTTTATGAATTCCTTCGAGTTTTGAATTAATAGCGATAGCATTAAAGAGTGGATTATAAAAACCATCCCTCTCAATCACATCCCCCTCAAAATAGCATATTGGTATTCCGTGTGATTTACACAATTCCTCTGCTGACATAATATTATCCTACTTTTTCATTTTTAATTGAGCTTCAAAGACGTCTGCTAGATAATTAATTTCATCTTCTGTCAATGGTTTACCATCAAAAGCCATAGAGCCAGCAACAGCTTTTTTTAAATCAACGGTAGCATCATCGTTGTCAGAAGCTATTTTGGGATTATCCGTACGCCCCAATAAATAATCAGTGGATACATTAAAGTAGTCAGCAATTAGCTGTAAGCGTTCTGCTGATGGTTTTTATTTTTATTGTATAAATAGAATTTCTACTCAATCCTAGTTTTTCTTCTAGGGCTCCTAATGTAATTCCTCTAGCTTTGGCTAGTTTTTTAATTCTTTCGAATGTTGAAAACATTGATTTAACAACCTTTCTAAGCATTACGAAAAAATTCTATAAAAAAGTTTGTAAAATTACTTGACTAATTACAAACTTTATTCTAGAATATAATTTGTAAAGCGAATAAATAAGCGAAACAAAAAACGAAGATAAAACTAAAAAAAATAAGTTTGGCGACTTTGATTATCAGTATTTATCAAGTATTTTGTTAGTGATTTTCTTATACTTTGATTTTAGACTATAGTTTGTAAAAAGTCAATAATAAAGTGTAATTTTTTCGCAAAAAAATTCGCTTTACCATTTTGAAGAAAGGAAATATATAAAAATGAGTCAACAACACAAAAAGTGGATTGCTTTAGTTGAACAGCGATTGAAAGAGAAAAACTGGTCGAAAGCAGATTTAACACAAGCGGTTGGTTTACGAAGTCAAGGTACAATTACTGATTTACTCAAAACTGGTAAAGGTAGTGTTGATTTAAAACTACGTGTTTCTAAATTCTTAGCATTCGTGAACCATGGGAAGAATTTGAAGAAAACTAGAAAGGAGCGAGCATGAACGAAATAGCATTATCAGACAATCTTGCGCAGATTGAACTTGAAATCAATCATCATAAGCAGATTGCAGGTCAGTCTATTTGGGAAATTGGCAGACGGCTAAATCATGTTAAAAGGCACGATTTGACGCATGGGCAATTTATGGAATGGGTTGAAAGCATTGGAATTAACTATAAAGAAGCTCAACGCATGATGAAAATTTCAAGCGAATTACCAGAATTGGACAACGTTGTCCAATTTGGAAGTAGCATACTTTATCTCATCGCCACTCTTCCAGACGAAGAAAAACAAACTCAGCTTGACCGTATTGAAAATGGTGACAATCCAACGGTTCGTGAACTCCAAGATGTCAAACGTCAACTTAAATTATCACAAGCGGACAACGAACGTTTGAAAGTTCAGAACGAAAACTTGGCAGAGCAAGCACTCTCTAAAACGGAAAAAGTCATTGAAAAAGAGGTCGTTAGAGAAGTAGTGCCAGACGATTATCAGTTTTTTAAATCTAATTATGAAGCTTCTGAACGCAATAATGAATTTTACAAACAACAAAATACAGAGCTTCGAGAAGAGATGAAAGAGCTTGAACGCATCATCAAAGAACAACAGCAGAACAAAGCTTCTAGAGAAGAATTATCTGAATTAGAAGAACGCAAACAAGCCATTTCTTTTGAATTGGATTCTCTTAAAAAAATTGTTGCGCTTAATGAAGCTGTTGAAAGTTTCTTGACAACACACGCTTCTTTGCAATATTCGTCAGATTTTTCAAATCTTTATAACAACAGAGATTTAACACACTCTCTACTAGATACTATCAATCGTCTAGAAAAATGGATTGATGACATTAAATCAGAATTACCAAAATCAGAAATTATCGAAGGAGAATAACTATGCGTACTTACAGTCATTTTGCACAAGGAAATATTTTTAACGATGGACGACAAGCGAACGTTGTCTATGTGACAAAAAACTATCAAATGTTTAACTTTAGTAAATTTAATCGAAACGTCTTCTTGTCGCCAGAATTTTTGAAACAAGCAGAAATTGGTTTTGTTTCACCAATTATCGTAAACGAAAACATGACAGTTATTGACGGTCAACACCGTTTATCGGCTTGTCAACAGCTTGGTTTACCTGTTGAATACGTTATTAAGGAAGGTCTAAACGAAGACGATATTGTTCGTATGAACACCGTTCAACGTCCATGGAAGTTGATTAATTATATCGAAGCTTACGCTAACGAAGGTAAAGAAGAATACGTTAAGCTTCTAAATTTAATTAACACTAAAGATTACTATCAAAGCGTAGCTATCATTTCTCAAATCGCTTTCAACTCAAATACTCCAAGAGGAATGATTGAGGCTATTCAAGAAGGTACGTTCAAATTTCATAATTACAATAAGACCGTTGAATTTTTGGCTTATTTGAAATTATTCAAAGAAAAGACACGTATTCCTTACCGTTCAAATCTTTCTCGAGCATTGTATATGTTGTTTACATACAAAAAAATCAACATGGATACATTGATTAAAAAAGTTGTTTCTACAGGTTTGAATGAAGAATTGATCGTTAAATCACCTAACTACTCAGAATGCATCAAAGAGTTGCTAACAGCTTATAATTATCGAACTTCTGTAAATTATGTTGACTTTGCAATCAATGCGAAAGGAAACGTCATCATTAATAGCGAGAAACACGACTGGGCCCTTGACGAATACGAAAAAGAGTAACAAAAAAAGGAGTACATGCGTACATACTCCTCAGTCATTTTGCTAACACCATTATAACACATTTCCAGCTAGGTTGCTACGGTTCTAGCAGACAACCTCCGAAATATAAATAATTGACATGATGAAACGAACTCCATTAGGTCTGCTAGGGCTATACCAGCCTAGCTGGAAATAAAAAAAGAAAGGATATGACATGAAAATCCAAAGTACTATCGTTTTTTACAAAGATGGCGACAAAAACATATACCTTTTTGAAGCAAACGACATCGATGATATATTCCAAGCCCTTGAATATGATGCGTTCAAAGATAAGAAAGACAGAGCATATTTTTTGGTTGATGGTGTTGAGATTAAATTAACAGAATAGGGGGATAAATATGGCTACAAAAGAAAGAATCACTGAATTCACAGAAGTGTCATTCACGTACTTAAAAGAAGTCATTCAGGAATCTGATAAAAAAGCCCCAGAAACTATCAAAGCAGTTTCTGAGTTGATTAAAACAGTAAATGATTTTATTAAGATTTACTGACTTTCGAGATGATTATACCAAAAAAAGCCACTGAGAAATCAGTGACTTACACAAAAAAACATACTTACATTATACCAGAAAAGGAGCGCTTATGGATAGTGTAATGCAAAATTTCGTTGATTGGCTGAAAGGCATAATCAAAGAAACATTAAGCAAGCTTCTGGAAATCGAACGAGATGACGGGTTTCCGGAATTGATGGATATGAAAACAACTTATAAATTTTTAGGTATTTCATATGACACATTCCAGATTTACCGTAATTATGACGGTTTCCCAAAAGAATTGCCAGCCAAACGCTGGTCAAAACGAGCTATTAAGAAATGGCTTGAAAATCAAATTTAAAGCTTCTGGACAAGGCTTAGAAAGAGGAAAAAACATGGACTTATTTATTATCTGCTTTAGCTTAGCAACACTGCTATACGTGCTAACGTTGCCATTTGTCGGCAAGAGAGCACATAAGGAAGAAGAACCAAAGCGTGGGTATTCAAAACATTTTCCGCACGAAGAGAGTCAAATTGCGTACAATCGCATGCACGGTTTACCAGATGATGCAATTTAAGAGGTGCTAAATGGAAAATGAGTATTTTGACATAGACGAAATCATGGTGATTGATTTTGATAAAAATGGCTGGCACGGCTACTTTGGTGAAAGGGAGGAAGAAGATTAATGCATATTAACGAAGTAAAGAACAATGCCTTTTATCAATTCCCACAGTGGCTTTTAAAAGATGAACCTTATAAGATTTTGGGTGATAAAGCAAAGCTAATGTATATGCTACTTTTCGACCGTCGGACACTATCAATCAAAAACAAATGGTATGACGAAGACGGAAGAATCTACATGATTTTCACTATCGAGCAATTTATGCAAGAACTTAATTGCTCAAACAAAGCAGTCGTTAAGGCTAAGAAAGAGCTAGTCGAAGTGGGACTGTTGGAAGAGGTAAGACAAGGTATGAATAAGCCTAATCGCCTATATATCAACGGAAGTGTAGAAAGTACACGTCCGGAAGTGAATAAAGTACACACTGGAAGTGTAGAAAGTACACGTCCGGAAGTGAACAAAGTACACGGAATCAATACTAATAATATCAATACTAATATATCAAATAATATATATACAGATAACAGACCAGTCGATTTCGGACAGTTCGTAAAGGCGGAAGGTCTAAAGGTCAATGACAGACACATGACACGTCTGTTAGAGTATATCGGCTTGGACGGTATGGATATGGAGCTGGTTAAAGAGGCAGTTAGACGAACTACCGACAGCGGTATCGATAATCCTAATTACACTTTTAAGATTTTGGATAGTTGGAAAGCAAAAGGGATTACGACCGTAGAGCAGGCTAACGAAGAGAAAGAAAATTTTCAAAGTCAAAAAACAACGACGTAGCTATCCTAACCAGCAACAATCATCCAAAAGCAACGTCCCTGAATGGGTAGGAGAAGAATACAAACACGAAGCAACAGCAGACGAGCAAGCACAGCTTGAAGCACTAAAAAAATCTATGTCGGAGGACTAATTATGAATGTGAAAGAAACAATTTTAAACCAACACAAAACTTTGAAACGTATCGAAGAACTACAAGAGTTTATGCACGGAACATCAACGCTAGCACTTGGGCTACACGAGGATGGGATTATTGAACAGCCAGAACATAAATTGATATTCTTTGAAACAATGCACGTTTTCTCACATATTCTTGAAGATGTGTTAGATGGTAAAGATGTAGCGGAGACAGTAGGTGATGTGTTATTTCCAGATGAGGACGAAGAGTGATGAAAGTTGAATTATTACATGTAATCAACGGTTATCGCAAGTTTCATCTTGGTTTTTATGACAGCGGTCAGGAAGCAGTCGAAGCAATGAAGCGGGACATTTCTATCAATTCAGCAATTCACGAACCTAGATTTCGTCAATCAAGAAGCACTAATAGTATTCGAATTGACTATGGTGCTAAGACTTGCTATTACTTGCTAGAAGCTAGAAAGGTCTATTGATGCAATATGGATTATTCGGTACAGATGATGAAGATGAAGCTTTTGATAAGTAGAGAGAAGACCAGTTGGAGGATTAAGCATGGAAAAGGTGACGATTTACAAAAAACTGTTAGAAATCCAAACTAAACTGAATGTTCCTAAAAATCAGCTTAAATAAATTTGGAGGTTATTATTACAGAAATGCGGAAGATATTCAAAACGCCCTAAAACCTTTACTCGCTGAACAAGATTGCACAGCATTTTTTGAAAAAGATGTCATTGAACAAGTTGGAGAGCGTTATTACTTAGTGGCGACATTTAAACTCGTTGATGTAAACACTTCTGAAACAATAACAGTTGAAGCAAGAGCTAGAGAAGAAAAGAAAAAAGGAATAGACGGCTCGCAAATTACAGGAGGAGCATCAAGTTATGCTAGAAAATATGCTCTAAACGGTCTATTTCTAATTGATGATGCTAAAGATGCTGATACGAATGAATATCAGAAACAGCAAAAGCAGGGTGCGAACACAAAACAGCAAAAGCAATACATCAATGATAATCAATTGCAACAAATCTACAATGGTATCAATCAGCTTGCGCAGATGACTAACCAAAACCCAGATATTGTAGCAAGTGGTATTTTGGTTCGTTACAGTATCAACGATTTTAGAGCTGTTCCGACCGAACATTTTAACGAAGTAGTGAACTATATCAAGTCACTAATGCCACAGCAAAACCAAATCAATTTTAACGATTTATAGGAGCTAAACAATGAAAGATGTAACAAATAATACACTAACAGAAATCAATGTTGATTTCACACCAGCGGTTATCAAAATTGACCGTGAAGCTGTTGAAGCACAAGTCGCTGATGCTGTCGCTAAATATTCAAATCAAGAAATAACAGCAGAAACTTACAAAGAAGTGTACAACGAGCGCACAATTTACAACAATCTAACAAAAGCTTTAGAAACTAAACGCAAAGAAATTAAAGGTGTTATCAATCTACCTTACAAAGATTTTGAAACATGGTACAAAGACAAAGTGTTAGCGCCAATTAGCGAAGTAACCGAAAAAATGACAGAGGGCTTAAATGCAATTGATGAACATGAACAACTGCTAAGAGTTGATGTTGTACGTGCTACCTTTGAAGAAAAGTGCGAGCTAGCAGATTTGGATAAGTCAACATTTGAAACTAGCTACAATGATTACAGCTTGAAGAAATACTTCAAGGCTGGCAAATTTGAACTTAAACAATCAACACTTGAAGAAATTGACAATTTGGTTTTGGCTGAATTTAAAGCTGTTGAAGAGTTTAAAGCAAGCAAAGAGACCATTGAAGAGCAAGCGAAAGAATATGGCTTGTTACCAGAAATGTATGTTAGAGCGCTTGAAGATGGCAAGACACTTGTTGATATTCTTAAAGTCATGAAAGCTGACAAAGCTGCTGCTATCTTGCGTAAAGAGCAAGAAGAAGCACGAGCAAAAGCGGAAGCTGAACGCAAAGCAGAGATTGAACGTTTAGCGCAAGAAAATGCAAATTCTCAAATCAAGGCATATAACGCTGAAACTGGAGAGATTTTGGAAGGTAATACAATTACACCCGAGACACAAAACACAGCTGAAAACGAGCCAAAATTTGAGTCTGACAAGCGTTAACACTTGATTTGCGTTTAACGTTCCCTGGTGGTGTCAAACAAGCCAAAATGTTCAAAGATTTCTTGGAAATGAACGGCATCAAGTACGAACAGTCAAACATGATCATGGAAATGGGGTTTGAAGGATGAAAAAATATTACGTCAGCGGAAAAATTGCGGCATTGGATTTAGGGGCTGAAGTAGAGGCTTCTAATCCATATGCAGCAGCGATTAAATTTAACGAAAGATATGCACCGATTTTAGACTTTGGTGTGCATGAGTTAGAAGTTAAAGAAGTGGAGGAAGTTGAATGATTTGGTTAGCTTGGCTATTACACGATGTTGGTGCTCCGCTTGTGTGTGCATTCATCGCTGTTTATTTCAAACAGCCGCTATGGATGTTCTTAGCGTTATTGTTTACAAGTAGCATAAGAAATAAGAAAGGGGACGACAGTGGAAGTAACGAATAGAGGCTATATTAATTTCAACAACGAATACAACAAACACGATCAAAATTTTACAACAGCAAGCATGAGCTTTGCGAATGGTAAGAATGAAGATGGAGCTATAAACGTGGCTATATTAGAGTGATTGCTTACGGAGAATTGGGAAATGTCTTATATGACAATGTCGGAAATATGGTGACTATCAAAGGACGTTTCCGACAAAGTGAATACGAAGGGAAGAGATACTCTCAAATTCGTATTGATGCTATCAACGGTTATGCACCAGCTCAAAATCAAAATAACGGTAACAATGGCAATTTCGGAAATAATCAACGCCCACAAAACCAAGGCAATTTCCAAAATCAGGGGAATTTTCAAAATTCACAACCGCAAAATCCAAATCAAGGTAATTTTGGACAGCCACAAGGACAACAGACAAGCTTTTTCCAAGGTCAATCAACGCAGACCAATCCTGATTTTAGTCGAAATTTTGGGAACGCAAATCCAATGAATATTAGCGACTCAGATTTACCTTTCTAGAAAGCGTGCTTGAATGTTTTTAATACCATTTGAACCAAAGCCACAATCAAGGCCACGAGCCACAATCAGAGGGCGACACGCTACAGTGTATGAAGACCCTAAAATGATGAAGTGGCGAAAGCAGGTAACAGATTACATCAAAGAGAATTACGATGGACATTATTTTGATGGTGCTGTTCGTGTAGAAATTACATTTTATATGAAAGCACCGCAGAATGTTTCTAAAAAACCGTCAAAGCGTGCGAAAGATAAAGCTAAACAATTATATTCAAAATACATTTCACGGCTGTTGTGGCACGTTAAAAAGCCAGATTTGGACAACCTGATCAAATCATTGTTTGACAGCATTTCAAAATCTGAAATCGTCTGGTCTGATGACAATATTGTGTGTGATTTGAGAGCTAGAAAGCTGTACAGTCCAAATCCACGAATTGAAATTGAAATCGAGGAAATTGAAGAATATGAGGATGATTAAAATGGCAAACAAGCGAGCACCTCAATGCTGCGTCATTTGGAATGAACGGCACGAGGAAACGCCGCTTGATGTATTAATGGAGTTTAAAGAATGGACGCACAAGCAACATTTGAAAAGCTATGTTGATATTGCGGAAATGCTGCACGTTGAACCAAACGAAGCGAAAAAATATTTAGATTTGGCTAAAATGCCAGAATATGACAGCGCAGTTTTAAAACGTATGAAGGAGCTAATGTATGAAAGGAATTAAATTAGTAGATGTAGATTTGTCTGAAGCGCGCACAGAGCAAACTGGAACGTGTGAATTATGTTTTGGCTCAATGTGGTGTGATAATCCAATTTTAATCTTTGAAAATCCATATGGTGATCGTGTGAAAATTGATGGCTACTTTTGGAGTTGGGGTGATTATCTTGAGCTTGAGATTGACAACTATTTAAATTTCTCTGATTGGCTGTCAAAACAAGATGTTGATTGGAATATGTTGAATGAGGATGGTTACGAGTACTTAGCAGATTTAGTTTATTGGTATAGAGAGGAGACTGATAATGAATAAACAAGAACTAATTAACAGATTAATAAAACTATTAGAAGCGCCATCTGAAATCGAAGGAAGTGATTTTGATGATGGACATAATTACGGTATTGAAAGAGCTATATTATTAGCCGAACAACTTAACGAACAACAACCACAAATGAACAAACCAGAAAAACCTGTAGTACCGCAATATGTGGCGGACTTTTATGAGTCAATTAAAGATGACTTTGAATATGGAGTGTATGAACTTTGTGTAAATTTTTATAATTGTGATTTGAGCGGTAAAATAAAACATTGGTTTGATTGCAATGATACCAATCCTATTCAAGTACTTGTAAATATGCATCAATTTGGCTATGAGGTAGAGAAAGAAAAGCTGTATACAGTAGAATTACCAAATCCAAACGGAGGAACACATTTGGTACTTTGTAAGGACTGTGATGGCAAACTATTTATCGAGACATTTCTTATTGATGATTAGGAAAGTTTTGGAAAGTGTAAACTAACAGAAGCAGAAATCAAACAAGATTTTGAATGGGCGTGGCAGTTTGCTAAGGAGGTGAAAGAATGATTCCTTATATCAAAATGTATTGGGAACATATCAATCCAAAAGAATCTGTTTTTCATACTAATGTAATCATAGATAACAAAGAATTCCAATTTGACTTGTATAGAACTAGAAAGGAACAACTAAATGGAACCAAAGTTTAGAGCGTTGGATAGACTTACAGGCAAGATGTTCCCAGTCGGAATAATTGATTACTCTATTCAGAGCGTATACATTGAAGAACCTAATAGATTGTATGGGGAAAGAGATTTTGATGAAGTCGAGCTCATGCAATCGACAGGCCTTAGAGATAAAAACGGCAAGGAAATCTTCGAAGGGGATATTATTAAGTTCTTTGACTGTGATGGTGATGGTTATACAGTTCCTGTGGTGTGGGATAATGACTATGCTTGTTTTAGTGTAGACTGGGGAAGTAATATGTTAACATCTTTTGATTATTTAGAGGAGTTTTACACAGACCTTAAAGATATTGAGGTCATTGGAAACATTTATGAGAACTTATCTTTGATTTGTTAGGAGAATGATATGGAAACATTACAAGAACAATTGTTAGAACCACAGTTAGATATTGGTAAAGCAGTTCTTGAAAGCATGATAGAAATCTATTATAGAGACGGTATTATGAAAGGTGTTGTTATCCCAGCTGCCTTTCAAGATAAAGAATTTGAAATTGAGGTGAGAATGAAATGAATAAAGAAGAAATGCTTTCTAATATCAAACATATTATGGATATTGCTTTAGAGCATGCTAAACCAAATGAACCAGATATTGATGATTGGCACACTGTGTATTCATTAGCAGATGAAATTTATGTAGCTTGGAAAATGAATTGTTTGGACTGAAAGGACAGTTAAATGAAAGAGTTTAAAGAAATCATTGATGGAGTAGCACACTCACTGAATATGTCAGTTGATGCTTTAGTTAAAGCTTATCCACAGTTGAGGACAGAGTACAGTTGGTATTATGCTTGTAATACATTTCAGATTGTTTTTGGAGTACTTCTTTTTCTAGCTGTGGGTGGTAGTATAGTTACTTTCATTACTTGGATGTATACGGCTAATGACTACCGTAGCACAGAAGCACAGTGCAATAATAGTTTTAAAGCCTGTGTAGTGATTTTTATTATTACCTTGATTGTATTCACTATATTTTTAGTAGCATCCGTTCTAAAGGGCTTCACAAGTCCAGATGTGCTAATCATTAATAAAGTGATAGGAACTATTAGTTGTGGAGAATAAATATGAATAGAAACAGAGTAGAAATGTTTATGGGAATAACTATGTCTAATGTAAAACAGGACATAAATGAATTTGCAGAGTTTCATGAAATTATTAGTGTTTCAGTTGTTTCAGATACAACTCAAATGGGTGTTTATGGTTACAAGGCACTGGTACTTTATAAAGCTTAATGACTCACAACGGTACTAGCAAGGTTCAACTCCTTGCGTGGGTATAGACTAGGAAGAAAAAATAAAAAAAAGAAAGCAGGCCTATGACGAGCACTCCCTAGTCGGTGCTCTGAGGACTCTAAATTTTTTCTAGATCTATGGAAATGACTCATTAAGACTTCGAGTTTCTCTCTAAATTCTCTCGAAGTATTTTCCAGAAGATTTCGCGGATAGGCTATTGGGAACAGTATTCTGCAAAAGGGCTGCAGGTGGTTCGAATCCATTTGCAGTCGTTAAACCAGAAAATAAAAAACGGAAATAGAGGTGGTTAAAGCACTCCTTCTTACAACTTTAATCACTACAAAAATTAGTACTGCTGGCAAGGTTCATCTGGTTTACTTGCTGGCAAACATAGCGAAATTCAAAAATAGAAAAGAGGTACTTAATACTATTTTTCTTTAAAATCCAACGCAGTTTATCGCTAGGCTGTTATTATGCAAGGCGCCGCTTTCGTTATCAATAATTCAATATTTGGGTCGTGCGCCTGCCCAAGAAAAAAAGCCCTGCTTACGCAAGAACTTTGTGGTATGAATTCGTTAACATTATTATACCACGAAGGAGCTAGAAATGAGCAAGGCATCACAATTACTTGACGAACTAAAAAACCTAGACACAGACATCCAAAGCAGAATCGACGAGGTAAGAACGCTAGAAGCTGGATTGCTATCTAGTCCTAAATGGTCTACTGACAAAGTAAAAGGCGGAAAGCCAACGAAAGTCGATGATGTATATGCACAGCTTATTGTTTTAAAAGAGTCTATTGAGCATGACACGAATGACATTATCAATCGCAAACTTGAATTAAGTAGATTAATCAATAAAGTTTCTAATCCAAAAGAACGCGCTATTCTTCGCATGACGTACATTTTAAAACAGTATCCAGAAGACGTGATGGAACATTTAAAAATTAGTCAATCAACATATTATCGTTTGCGTAAGCATGCGATGGAAGAAATAGATGTTTTTTTGGGTGCATAGTAAAAAATGGGAATAAACGGCATGAACAAAGGTATTATGGGCGTGCACGGTGTTATGAATGTGCTATTATGGTATTGTCAAATAATAAAGAAAAGGGGTTCGACATGAGCCTCTTTTTTAATTACGTATTTTTATCGCAAAGAGGTATAATAACAGTAACTCTATTAAGAAAGCGAGAAATTATGTTAAAGATTTTTAAGTTTGATAAAGAAGTATATTCTGGCGCAGAAATCAGAGAACGTGTTGATTATTATGATAATGAATCGAACAGGATTTTTGAGTTATCAAGAACCAATTCAAGAGGAGCTGTAAGTGCATTAAAAACACTAAAAGATGAAATTGAAGCAGAACATCATTACTTTGAGAAAATGCTATTTCAAACAATTGTTAGTAGCTTTGAAGATGACAATGCACTCGTTGTTAATACTTATATCGAATTTATTTCTGATATTGCTACACATTTGCACGACACAAACAATAGCAAGTATTTATCTGATAACATTGATGGATTTCATCAAGCGTTAGCTTACACAGACATCAAAGGTTTATTGGATAATGAAAAAACTTACGGACATCATCAAGCAGCTAACGTTGAACGAGATTTGCGAGCTATTGGTTCGGGTAGCCAAGAATATACTTTCTTATCACGGACTCATATGTTTCTAATACATCCAAGCAACAAATCTTATAATGAAATGTTAAAAATTTGGAAACAAACTGACGGAAATTTATTTGATGAAGAAACGTTAAAAGGTTATATCAACAAAAAGTTGATAGATAAATTTAAATAGCAACGAGCACCGAATTGGTGCTTTTTTTATTACCAGAAAGGAGGTGATGGAAAATCACTAAATTAACATTAAAACAGCAGAGATTTGTAGACGAGTACATCATCTCTGGGAATGCAACTGATGCAGCTATAAAAGCTGGATATGCTAAGAAAGCTGCTTATCAGTCTGGGGCGGAGAACCTCAAAAAACCTCAAATAAAAGAAGCTATAAAACAAAGACTTGCTGAATTAGAAAAACAAAAAATCGCAACAGCTGATGAAGTTTTGCAAGTGTTTACAAGTATTTTAAGGCAAGAGCTTACTGAAGAGGTGACGGAGCTCGACCAGACTACTGGCGAATTCGTGACGATTGAGAAGAAGCCGTCGATTGCGAGGTGATTAAAGCGGGCAGCGAGCTTATGAAACGTTATCCAACTAAACTTGAACTTCAAAAACTTAAACTTGAAATTGAAAAACTCAAATCTCAAGTTGGTGAAGATGAGGGACAAGATGAAAAAATCGCTGGTTTCCTTGAAAAAGTTAAGGAGATTGTGACAGATGACAGTTGATTTAAGCAGTCTGTACACGCCTAAGCAGCTTTCCGTGCTTAAATACATCTGGACGCACGACTGGTTCATTTGTGGGCTACACGGCGCTAAGCGAGCAGGCAAGACAGTAGTCAATAATGACACATTTATCTCTGAATTGAAACGCGTCCGCAAAATCGCCGACAAACTCGGCATTGATGAACCAATGTACATTTTAGCTGGAACATCTAGCACATCTATTCAAAACAACATCTTGCAAGAGCTATACAACAAGTATGGTTTTGAACCAAAATACGACAAACACGGTTCGTTTACATTTTGTGGTGTTAAGGTCGTGCAGGTGTATACTGGCTCTATTTCTGGGCTCAAACGTGCTCGTGGTTTCACAGCGTTTGGCGCTTATGTCAACGAGGCGTCGCTTGCTAACGAAGTTGTGTTCAAGGAAATCATCTCTCGTTGTTCTGGTGAAGGCGCCCGCATTGTTTGGGACAGTAACCCAGATAATCCAAATCACTGGTTAAGGCGTGATTACATTGGCAAGAATGATGGCAAGATTATCGATTTTAGCTTTAAGCTTGACGATAATACGTTTTTAAGTCCTCGCTATATAGCCTCTATTAAAGCTGCTACGCCGTCTGGCAAGTTCTATGATAGAGACATAGACGGTAAGTGGACAGTGGCAGAAGGCGCTATATATAGCGATTATGACGCAAATATTCATGAAGTCGACGAGTTACCTCAAATGGTTCGCTATTTTGGCGGTGTCGACTTTGGTTATGACCACTTTGGTTCGATTGTAATTGTCGGTGAAACGTCTGACGGAAAACAATATTTGCTCGATGGTGTTTCCGAACAATATAGAGAGATTTCTTGGTGGACGGATAGAGCTAACGAGTTCAAGACTAAATACGGTAACATCACTTTTTGGTGTGACTCAGCTCGACCAGAACATGTTGTGCATTTACAAAATGCTAGGCTTGACGCAAGGAATGCGAACAAAAACGTTATAGCTGGTATTGAAGCGGTTGCTAAGCGTTTTAAAGAAAAAACATTGTTTATCAAGCGAGGTGTGATTCCTCGCTTTTTTGATGAAATTTATCAATACAAGTGGAAACCAAACAGTACGAAAGACGAACCGTTAAAGGAATACGATGACGTACTGGATTCACTTCGGTACGCTATTTATTCGGATGAAGTAATGAAGAAACAACGAAACAAAGGAAACCCAGTTCGATACACTTCGAGCTGGTTTTGGCTTGTAGAAAGGAATTTAAATGGCTTATACAGAAACATTCGTTGACAGTACAGGTGAAACACATACGTTAAAACCTCGCTTTCATCGACAAGCAAGGATGCGCTATCGAGCGGAAAGTTTAGAGGAATTGTTTGCAGAGGATTTTAAACTTTTAAAGCAATATATTAATCATCACCAAACAGTGCAGCGTCCACGTATTCAAGAGCTGCTTGATTACGCAGAGGGAAACAATCATACAATTCTGGAATCTGAACGACGTAAAGACCAAGACATGGCAGATACACGCGCCGTTCATAATTTTGGTGAATACATTGCTACATTCAAACAAGGTTATCTCGTTGGAAATCCTATTCAGGTTTCTTATGACGATTCAGACAATGAAAGTGTTGTCGAATTCTTAGACGAGATTTCAAAAGATAACAGCTTCTATCAGTTGAACCGCTCACTTGTCCTTGACCTATCTAAAACGGGACGAGCTTATGATTTAGTTTATCGCACGCAAGAAGACGAAACAAAAGCAGTTAAGCTAGATCCGACGTCGACTTTTGTTATTTACGACATGACAAAAGAGGAGAACAGTCTTGTTGGTGTTAGATATTACGACAAAAACCAATTTTCAGATAGTCAAAAGATTATCGAGGTGTACACACCAGATGAAGTTTTAATCATTGACTCATCTAAAGATTTCAAAGTTGTCGATAGAGCACCTCACTTTTTCGGAACAGTGCCGTTGACTGAATACCTAAACAGTTCAAATGGCATGGGTGATTATGAGTCTGTATTGTCTTTAATTGACTTGTATGACGCTTCACAGTCAGACACAGCTAATTATATGCAAGACTTGTCAGACGCGATTCTGGCTATCATAGGACGTGTTAGCTTTCCATCTGATTGCGACACCGCCGAGAAACAAATCGCGTTCATGCGTAAAATGCGCAAAGCTCGCTTGCTGAACCTTGAACCGCCAGTAGACGCCGACGGCACTGAAGGTAGTGTTGACGCTAAATATTTGTACAAGCAATACGATGTTAATGGCACTGAAGCTTACAAAAACCGTGTCATTGATGACATCCATAAAATCACAAATACGCCAGATTTAAGCGATGATAATTTTTCTGGAACACAGTCTGGTGAAGCGATGAAATGGAAAATTTTTGGTTTTGATCAGAAACGTGTCGATATGCAAGCACTGTTTGAAAAATCGCTAAAACGTCGTTACAAGTTAATTGCTCGAATCAGCGAGACTTTGAAAGAAATTCAAGATTTGATTTGTCGAAGTTCGCGTGACATTCGTTCCGAATTTGCCAGCGGATACTTCAAGCGTCGTTGCAAACGCTAAAAGCTGTATGGCGTCGTTAGTGACGAAACAGTATACAGCATGCTGCAGTCAGCGACTGGTGTCGACGCTAAAACGGAAATGGAACGAATTCGAAATCAACAAGAAAATTCAAGCTTGCTGTCGGTTCAGTTAGAGAAAAATAGTCGTTTGTCCGACAATGATTTAAATGGAGGAGACGATGGTAAACGAGTACTGGAAGAAGAGGATTAAGGCAGAACAGCTAGCTAAAATCGAGCGTGACGCGTCTTTGGGCGATGAATTTAAACGTCTGTACAATTATCATTACAAAGAAATTGAAAAGGAAATACAAGCCTTTTACAACCGCTACGCAGACAAGAACGCTTTGCCAATTGAAGAAGTGCGAAAACGGGTCGATGAAATGGACGTTAAGGCGTTCGAAGAGAAAGCTAAACGTTATGTAGCCGAGAAGAACTTCTCGCAAGAAGCCAACAGAGAGCTTGGGATTTACAATCTCAAAATGAAAACAAATCGACTAGAGTTGCTGCAACGTCAGCTTGATTTAGAATTAATTGCTTTAGGCAACGATGAACAGAAACGCACTAAAGAGTTCATCACAGAAGATTATATGCACGAAATCAAAACGCAAGCTGGATTGCTTGGTAAGTCAGTACTGACCAAAAGCGAAATCGCGCAAACAGCTAAAACGCTGCTTAATACACCTTTCAAAGGCGCAACGTGGTCAGAGAACATTTGGAAACGTCAAAACGCTTTGAGACAAGTTGTTGCAAAAATGACGGAAGATTACATTTTGAAAGGGAAAAATCCAACGACGTTCATCGGTCAGCTTAGACAAGAATTTGATGTTTCTGCTAGTCAAGCCAAACGTCTGGCAGTGACAGAGGGCGCGAGAGTGTCGACAGAAGCGCAAAAACAATCGTTGACCGCAAACGGTTATGACGAGTATGAATACATAGCAGAACCAAGCGCTTGTCCGCATTGCGCTGCTCTAAGCGGGAAGATTTACAAAGTCAAGGACATGATGCCTGGCGAAAACGCAGCACCTATGCACCCACATTGTAGATGTTCGGTCGCTGCTCATTACTCAAAACCTAAAGAAGAATATGAGGCTATGCTTGATAAGTCAAGGAATACGCCGCTAGGAGATAAGATAGACGACTTGTGAGATCAAAGATTTCATGAAGAAAACAGAGAACGCATTGAGAAAAATAAGCGTGAGCTGGTGATTTTAAAAGCACGTTTAGCAAATTTAAGCGGGTACGCTGAACTGTTAGAACGAAAAATAGAAAGTTTACAAGCAGATTTACGTAAGGCTTTCTTACTTATCTGGTTAATGCTTATTTTGTTCTTTGGCGTTCTTTGTTTGTGAGGTTGATATGGTTAGTTTACTTGTGATTATTTTTAGCATGCTGCTACTGACAGTTTTAGCAATACCGCTTTACCTGATCGTGGTAATTCCTATTTGGTTCGTTGTAGGAATTGTTGAAGGCATTAAAAAGGCTTTAGAGAAAGATGAATAATAGTCGTATTTGATACGGCTTTTTTATTTTGGGGAACATAGCAAAGGGGTTAATGCGGCAGACTTTTAATCTGCAGGCGCAGGTTCGAATCCTGCTTTCCTCGTTGACTTGGCTAGTCGTTAAATAAGCCAAATAAACATCACTAGCGTGGCTTGTTTAAGCCCTGAATAGAATTACATTCAAGAGAGACTAGAGAGCGTGAGACGTCCGCCCTCGTGGCTCTATGAATGCGCTGGAAATTTAGGGCGGCACGAGACTAGCATGGGAGGAATTTAAAAATGGAAAAACAACAACTTTTAGCATTAAACGCTCGAAACTTGCAATTCTTTGCTGAAGGCGGCGAATCTGGTGGAGCAGACGCAGGCGGAAACGATAGCGGTTTGAACAACGACGCAGGAAATAATGACGCGCACGAAACAGACCCAGCGTTTGAGGGCCCTAAAACTCAATCAGAACTTGACAGTATTATCAACAAGTCAAACCAAAAAGCTTTAGACAATTACAAAAAAGGTGAAGCACAACGCATTCAAGACGCGATTGCCCAAGCTCTTAAAAAAGAAAAAGACTACTCACAATTATCTGAAGAGGAACGTGCTAAACGTGAATTTGAAGACAGCAAGAAAGCTTTTGCTGAAGAAAAAGCTAAATTTGAGCATAACAAATTAGTCGTACAAGTTGAAAAAGATTTGGTTTCTAAAGGTTTGCCAGCTGAATTTGCAGAATTGTTTGCTCTAGACACTGCCGAGAATTCTTTGAAAAAAGTAGGAGAGTTCGAAGCAGTCTTTAATCAAGCGGTAGCTGAAGCTGTTAAGGTTTCCTTGCGCCAAAAAGCACCCGGTATTGGTACTTCTAGCGTAAAACAAACAAATTATGGTGCTAGCTTGGCCCAACACGCTAATGCTAGCAGCAAGAAACTATTTTAAAAGGAGGGGCATGATATGCCAAAAACATTTTTCGGTAATACTGAAATTCTTCATAACACACCTTACGAAGCAATTTCAGTTTTAGTTGATAAAAAAACAACAGGAACAGTAGTTGAGAACGGTCGAACTGTTCTAAAAGCGGGAGCGATTCTCTCTGGGGACGGTGCTTCAGTTTTTGCAGACCGCACTAAAAAAGTTAAAGTCGAAACTAATCTGTCTGAAGCAACATATGTTGACGGAATCTTGCTTTATGATGTTGACGTCACAGACAAAGATGCAGTTGCTTCACTTGTTTATCGCGGGACTTTGCGCGAAGACAAAATCGGAGCAGGCACAGTAGACGCTAACGTTAAAGCAAAACTACCTCATATTCAATTTGTGAAAGGAGCTTAATAATATGCCATTAATTTACGATACAGTAACAGCCTCAAACCTTGCAGGTTATTGGAATGCACGTCAACAAGAAGTTGATGCAACTATTGGTGAGAAGTTTTTCCCAGCTCGCAAACAGCTCGGACTTAAGCTTGCACTTGTAAAAGGTTCTGCCGGTCTTCCAGTTGTTTTGAAACCATCTGCTTTTGACACTAAAGCAACACTTCGCGAACGCATGAACGTCACTCTTGACGAACAAGAAATGCCATTCTTTAAAGAATCATTGCTTGTTAAAGAACAAGATCGTCAACAATTGAATGTTATCGCTCAGACTGGTAACCAAGCGCTTGTCGACACAATTGTTTCTGGTATTTTTGACGACAATGCAGCATTACTAGCTGGTGCTCACGCGCGACTCGAAGCTATGCGCATGCAAGTTCTTGCCACTGGTAAAATCGGCGTTATCTCTAACGGCGTAGCGCAAGACTTTGATTATCATGTAGATCCAGCGCACAAAGGAACAACCAAAACAGCTTGGACAGACCTAGCAACATCAACACCGCTTGCAGATATTGAAGCTGCAGTCAGCGCTTTGGCAGAACTTGGTTCAACTGCAGAAGTGATTATTCTTAACTCAAAAACTTTGAGTCAAATTAAAAACGCAAAAAGTACTCTAGCTTTGATTAAACCGACTGCACCAGACGCAGCAGCGGTTAAAAAATCAGAGCTTTTTGATTATCTCGAAAGTGAACTTGGTTTGACAGTGGTTGTTAAAAACCAAACTTACAAAGACGCTGATGGCGTTGTTAAAAAATACTACCAGACGGGCACATCACTCTTGCGCCTAACGCAGAACTTGGTGAAACAGTCTTTGGTACTACACCAGAAGAAAGCGACCTTCTTGGTGGTAGCGTAACAAACGCTAAAGTCGAAATCGTCGACACTGGTATTGCAGTAACAACAACTACTAAAACAGACCCAGTAAACGTTGAAACTAAAGTCTCAATGATTGCACTTCCATCATTTAAAAACCTCGATGACGTTTACATGCTGACAACAGTGCCAGCACTCTAATTGTGAGGTGATAACATGGCAAAAGTTATCGCAGGTTTTCGAGACAAACTCACTGACGTAATCTACCCAGCAGGGTCTGAATACGTTGGTGAACGTGTCGAAGAGTTAACAAAGGCAGGTTTTTTGAAAAAAGAAACCAAAGCTAAACCTAAAAAGAAAGCTGAATAGAGGTGCTTATGGCTGATTTTGAAGACACAGTTTTGAACAATGTTAAAGAGGACTTAGATATAAGTGACGATGTGCAAGACAGAGTATTAAAACGATTGATTTCAAAAGTCTGTGACCATTTCAAATTGGCTTACAGTACTGATGTTATCGAAGATAAATTTAGTTTTATTATCGAAGATGCACAATTAAACGTTTCAACCGCAGAGGAGCTGAAGGAGCTAGCTCTGAAACGATTGAAGGACACTCAGTATCTTATGAAGACATCAAATACGAGTTCTTGCCTTATGATGACCTTTTACAAAAGGAATTCTCGACAGGTAAGGCGAAGAACGGAAAGGTGTTTGTATTATGAGAGAGACAAATAGAGCAACACTTGTTTTAAAGGGGAGCAAGCCAGCTTACAACCCAGAAACAGGCAAAGTGGACAAAGGGACGGCACAAGAAGTTGTCGTTCCTTGTTTTGTGTCTGAAATGGGACTGGAACTTAAAAATCAACTTTTGAACAATAAACTAAATGTTGACGCTTGGATTATGCGAGTTAATAAGCCGATTGCTGGCTCTGTAGAGAGCGTAAAGCTACACGGAAAGAAATACTACATCATCAATCGCAAAGCGTTTTACAAGCGACGTGAGGCTATCTATTTGAGCGAGGTTAATCACGAATGAGTGTTACTTTTAGCGGTGATAAAGAGCTATTAAATGCTCTTGAAAAAATGGCTCGTACAGAGGTTTACAAAGAGGTTGTTAAGAAAAATGGCGCAGCACTTCAAAGGACAGCTCAACGCAAAGCTGTGTTTAAAAAAGGGTATTCGACTGGAGCGACTAAGCGTTCCATCAAGCTTGATTTAGCAAGTAATGGCTTGCGTGCGGTAGTTAAAGCTAATACCGACTATTCTGGCTACCTTGAAGTCGGAACTCGAAAAATGGAAGCTCAACCATTTATGCAACCAGCTTTTAACGAAATACAACCAAAATTTATTGACGATTTAAGGAGAGCAGGCATTGTCAAATAAACAACCAGACCAAGAAATACACGACGAATTAATTAAACGGTCTATTGCTCTAGGTTTGCCAGCATTTCCATTTCTGCCAGACGATAACGAGCCTTATCCGTTCATGGTCGTGGCTTATACGCAGATTATCCCACAGCCAACCAAGACTAGACTGATTGGTGAAGTCGCAGTTCAGTGTGATGTTTGGGGGACTGCAGATGACAGGAAACTTGTTTCTGATTGGGTTGGCAAACTTATGGAAGAGTTCAGCAACATTAAAAAAATAGGCAGTAGGCAATGGTTTATGGAATATGAAAGTTCCAGCCAAATTATCAAAGACGATTCAACTCCAGAACTGCTATATCACGGCATTTTGGATTTGAAATTTAAATTTATTTAAAGGAGGAATATACAAACATGGCCAATCGTGGTAAAGATAAAATCTTGATGTTCCGAAAATTAGGGGATAAAAAAGCAGCGGCTAAGCTAGCTTTGCAAACAGAACACAAATGGAAATACGAGCGTAAGAGCGATTCAACCGCTACTAAAGACGGCTCAATCATTTCCGACAAAGGATTGGAAGTCACTCTTTCAATCGAAGCGGTGGCGACACGAGACGAACTAAACTTGATGTTGAAAGATTCCGTTGTTAATGGCTACAAGCTCGAAGTATGGGAAATTGACCTCGCAGGCGATAAGCAAGGGAATAAATACAGCGCTTTATGCTCAAGGTTCGCTCAATTCTTGGGAAGTACCAGAAAATGTTGAAGACCTTGAAACAGTCTCAACAGAAATGGCAATCGAAGGAAAACCAGTTACAGGTTACGCAACGCTTTCAGATGCGCAAATTGCAGAAATCAATTACGCATTTACTGATACTACTGAAATCGCTGGCAGATAATTATTAGGAGTTAGGGGCTAAACAGCCCCTTATTTTTTAGGTAAGGAGTACAAATATAATGAAATCACTTGAAATCAATGGCAAAGAATATGATTTGCATTTTGGTATTGACTTTATCCGTGAAATGGATAAACGTTACCAAATCACAAACGAGGCAGGGGCTACTTTTGGCATGGGTTTGTCTAGCGCTGTTATTTACATTCAAGACAAGAACCAGTTATTTTGGCAGATATTATTTTGTCAGCAACACATACATTGAAACAAATTCCACGCTTGGCAGATATTGAGGCATGGCTCGAAAGTCAAGAAGACTTGGATAAAGTGTTTGATGATTTTTTATCAGCATTAGCAACTGCACCGTTGACGAAATCAAAAGTCAAAGAGATGTTAACAGCGGTAGCGGAAGCTTAAGCAACAAAACAACGTTAGCAAATAGCAGCAAGGAAGTATACGAAGACATGCTTGCCTCTGCTATTGGTTTATACGGCGTTAGCTCACTAACTGAAGCCAAACGCATGACCATCGAAGAGTTTAACGTGCGCAAGCGGGGCTACTTAATGCGACGATTGGATAGAGAGCGTGAGTTATATTTGCAAGCCTACCTGAACAGATTAATCAAAGCCACGGATAAGAGTGGCAAGCAATACGTGTATGCCAAGTTTGAAGATTTTTACAACGAGGCAAAACAACGAAATGCCGTGCTTGGAAACGGTCACGGAAACGTGGTAAATAGTGATTTAGTAGCAATCGCTAAACGCCGTCAAAAATATCTAAAAAAGGAGGTAGCAGATAATGGCAAGTAGCTCTTATACTGTCGAGGCAGTTCTTAAAGCGGACACGTCCAATTTTACAAGTAATATTAACAGAGCCAGTAGTGTTTTTAATACGTTCGCTAACAGTGCCAAAGGAAAGCTAGGAGCTATCGGTGATAACTTCGAAAAAGTCGGAAACTCGATGACCAAGAAACTAACCGTGCCGATAATGGCAGGGCTAGGCGCTTCGGTTAAGACGTTTACAACTTTCGATGATTCAATGCGCAAGGTCGCAGCGACGTCTGGCATAGCGGCTGATTCATCTAGTAAAGCTTACATGCAAATGCGCAAGCAAGCGCAAGATTTAGGAGCTACCACGCGCTACAGTGCCTCTGAAGTTGCCGAGGGTATGAATTACATGGCAATGGCAGGTTGGAGCGCTGAACAAACTATGGCAGGTATTCCAGCGGTTCTTGATTTAGCAGCCGCTTCTGGTGAAAACCTTGGTGTCACATCCGACATCGTAACTGATGCAATGACTGCGTTTGGTATGCAAGCCGAACAAGCAGGAGAGTTCGCTGATATTTTAGCAGCAGCAAGTTCAAACGCTAACACTAACGTTTCTATGATGGGTGACACATTCAAGTATGTAGCCCCAGTTGCTGGTTCACTTGGATTCAACGCAAAAGACACCGCTATTGCTATTGGTTTAATGGCGAACAGTGGTATTAAAGGTTCTCAAGCTGGTACAGCATTGCGTGCAGGTTTGGTTAACTTGGTTCATCCGTCCGAAGCTGCTCAAAAAGCCATAGATACATTAGGAATTTCTGTGACTGACAGCGAAGGTAACATGAAGAGCTTCCGCACCATCATGGGCGATTTACGTGAAAAAATGGGTGGTCTTTCAGAAAGCCAAAAGGCCTCAGCTGCAGCGACCATCTTTGGTAAGGAAGCCATGTCTGGTTGGTTAGCAATTATCAACTCATCAGACAAAGATTTTAACAAGCTAACTAATGCTATTGATAATTCTCAAGGTGCCACTAAACGAATGGTTAATACCATGGAGGGTGCATAGGTGGTTCATTCCGTAACTTAAAATCTGCCGTTGAAGGTCTTGGTATTGCGTTAGGCGAACGCTTAGCACCATACATTCAAAAAGCTGCTAAGTACATCACTGATTTAGCTCAAAAGTTTAAGGCTTTATCCCCAGCTCAGCAAGACACGATCATTAAAATCGCCTTGGTTGTCGCTGCGATTGGGCCTTTGCTAATTGCTATTGGTAAAGTCTTTAAGGCTATAAAAACTGTAATTACAGTAGTTCAGTTATTGGCTAGCCCATTCGGTATCGCTGTAGTTGCTATTACTGCTGCAGTAGCGGCATTCATTTACTTTTACACACATTCTGAAAAATTCAGAACAACCGTTAACAACGCTATTAAAGGTGCAATCAAAGCGTGGAATAGTCTAAAAGCTGCGTGGAGCACAGCGAGGGAATGGGTGAGCGGTGTTTGGAACGGAATGAGAGATGCTGTCAGCAATGCAATTGAACGTATTAAAGCTACGTGGAGTGGCATTAAAGAAAACTTTACGAACGCATGGAACGGCATTACTGAATGGTTCTCTAATCTCTGGAACGGAATTAAACAGGCGCCGTCAAATGCTGTGGAGAGCATTAAAAATATGTGGTCTAACGTCAGAGAATTCTTTGCAAATCTTTGGAACGGAATCACGCAAATTTTTAGCACAGTTTGGCAAACGATTCAGGCTACTGTATTACCTATTATTCAACCGTTTATCGACATCATGCTTAATTACTGGCGAAACTTATCAACGGCATTCTCTCAAATCTGGGACGGTGTTAAGCAAGTTTTCCAAGGCGCGTGGGAAATGATTAAAGCTATCGTCATGGGCCCAGTGTTAATTATTTGTGATTTAATCACAGGTAATTTTAGCAAGGTCGGTTCAGACTTGCAGTTGATTTGGCAAGTATCACAGCAGGCGTAAGCATGGCGTGGAATGGCCTTCTCGGAATCCTTTCAGGAATTTGGAACGCTATTCTTGCTGCAGGCCAAGTAACATGGCAAATGCTGTCAACGGATGTAGTAACCATCGTTAATGGTCTTGTTTCTGGCGTTGTTGGCTTGTGGAACGGTCTACAAAGTGCTGTAGTTTCGATTGCTAACGCGATTAAAAACGGAGCTGTTTCTGCTTGGAACGGTTTAACTAGCGGCGTTTCTAGTCTTGTTTCTAGCCTTGTCGGTACAGTCACTGGGTTATGGAATGGATTACGCAGCAGTGTCATAAGCATAGCTCGAGGGCTTGTTTCTGGCGCAGTTAGTGCGTTTAACGGACTAGTTAGTGGTGTTAGCTCGATTGTTAGCTCTGTTCGAGGCGTTTTAAATGGTCTTGCTAACATCAATTTGGCTGGTGCAGGTCAAGCTATTATGAATGGCTTTTTGGGCGGTTTAAAATCGGCTTGGGGTGCTGTTCAAAACTTTGTCGGTGGTATAGCAGATTGGATTCGTGCTCACAAAGGGCCTATTAGCTATGACCGAGTACTTTTAAGACCAGCAGGTCAAGCTATTATGCAAGGTTTGAATGAAGGCTTAAACGGTATGTTTGGACAAGTTCAAAATACTGTGCGAAATGTAACAGCAATCTTCGAGGACTTCAATCCTACTCAGACGGTTACGCTTGGTGTCGAAAGTAACACGAAGGCAATCACTGACAATGTTCAAGATTTCCAATCACAGTTGCGTAGCAATATTGCTGATTTTAACGCGCAGATCGCTGACATGATGACTGATAAATACAGCTATCAGTTTGAATATGGTAAGTACTCAAACAACATCGAAGTCACTTACAAGAACCAAGAGGGCGAAAAACTGGAAGTTATCAAAGAAGCTTTAGCTACTGTTCGTAGCGCTGTGTCTCGTGACACTGTTCTTAACATCGACGGACGAGAGTTTGCAAGGGCGACTGGAGATGACATCAATGGTTACTTAGCTAACAAACAAAACATTGAAAATTTAGTGAGGGGCTTAAATAATGCCATTTACATATAACGGCGTTGATTTAACGCCTTTTTTAAGTTTTATAAAAGCAAAACGCACGATTGGTAACGAGCGCAAGTTGACAACAGAGGACATCCTCGGGACTGGGGAAGAGCTACAAGAGGTCACTTTCGGTGCGAAAACTATCGAGGTGACCGTTTCACTTGCGTCTCGTGAAATCGCTGGTAGTCGTTTTATTGACACAACAGAGTATTTGACCGTTGGTTCCGAAGAATTAAATGAACTTCGAGACCAGATTGCGAGAGTTTTAAATACTAGAGAAACACACGAGCTAGTGTTGCCAGACGAGCCAAATCGCTATTACAATGCTATTCCAACTGGTGACGTTGAACTTGAAGGTATTTCTAATTGGTATGACGAAACAACAATCAAGTTCTTTGTTCCGGACGGCGTGGCGCACATTTCTGCCACTCGCTCGTTTAACTTTACCAAAAACAATTTTGGAGTATACGAAGCCGAAATTGTTAACGACGGTACTGAAGATGCATACGTCAATTACGAAATTAAGCTCAAGAAAGAATCTGGGTTCGTTGGCATTGTTAGTGAATATGGTGCTATGCAATTTGGGAAAGTTGACGAAGCAGATGGTTACACCGCACGAAAAAACGTGACCGTTTTAAGTAACCAAAAAGGCGATTTTGCCAATTGGGCAGACGGTACTGTTTGTTACGAAAACCAAAGAAAAATCGTAACAACTCAAATGACGTCAGATGCAGCGTTCAACGGTCGTCTTGGTTTATTGCCGAGTTCCTTCAGAACGAGCGGAACATCTGGTGCCCTGCAGTATGGAGCGGTTAAAGAATACACACTAACCAATCCTATTTCTCAATGGTATATATGGGCTAGAGCTTGGTTTGAAACTGGATTGATGGGGCAAACTGGCGCTTGGTGTTTAACGGTGCTAGATGAAAGTAATCATCTCATAGCTGGCATGGCAATTGAGAAAGACGACACAGTTGGTAATACTGCTAATATTCGCTTCTTAATGGGTGACGGTTCAGGTGGTAGCCGTACGGTTAAGACAATTCCATTCACGCCATCGTATTGGTTGCCACCTAACCCATACGGTTCAGAGGGACGTGCTAAGAACTCGAATATGTTTGATTTAGTCAAAGAGAAAGACCGTGTGCAGTTCTTCTGGTATGGTGGCTATTATCCGTATTACGATTCTCGTTTGGCGAATGTCAAAGCGAAGAAAATTCAGTTTTTCGTTGGGCAGTACGCAGGGCGAAACACAACGGATAGATTAGTAACACATCACTATTTAAATGATTTTAGTTTTTATCAATTGCATGTTGATTATTGGAAAGACGTGCCAAATCGCTATCCAAGTGGTTCAACGATTGCTATTGATGGTGAAAAAGGACAAATCAAAGTCAATAATCAAATTCGTTTAGATGACGAAATTCTTGGTACGACTTATTTCAAAGTTCCACCTGGGAAGACAAAAGTGCGGTTATTAGTTTCTAGTTTTGCCGAAGTGGCAAGTGCCACAGCAACAATACAGGAGGTTTACATTTGAGCAAGAATAATGTGCGTATTGCAATTCGTGATTCGACAGACAGCCATAATGTGGCTTTTTTGATAACAAAGCAGGAATCAAATATAAGAACGCTAATTTGCACCGCTTCTTAGCAGGTTCAGCAAGTATTTTAACGATTAAGTACAACTCAAAAGACATTGGCAGTATTCGTTCCGGCTGTAAGCTAGCCTTTCGCTATAAGAATCGTGACTACTGGCTTAATGTCATGAGCTTTGAAAAGAAAGGTTTTGAAGTCGAATTGACCGCTTATTCGCTTGGCCTTGAATTGAATAATGAAACTCGTGGCGAACATAAACCAGCGAATGCTATGCCAATTGCTGAATATGTGGCTTATTACGACCCAGAACACGCTTTAACAATCGGCGTTAACGAAGTATCTGACAAGCGAATCAAATTGGAATGGACGGGCAAAGACACGATTCTTGCACGTCTTTTTTCTGTTGCGAACAGTTTTGGCGCAGAACTTGATTTCAACGTTGAACTCAATGACGATTATTCACTTAAACGTCAAGTGTTGAATATCTATAAAAAAGGTAATCTTGGCACAAATAAGGTCAGTCAACCTGTACGAGTCGGAAAAGAGCTTAAAGTCATCAACTACAGCGATAATATCAAAGAGTTAAGAACTGCAGTTCGAGCTACTGGTAAAGACGGTTTAACCATTGACGGTCTTAATAAAAAAATTTACGACAACAATAAAGAGCTACTCTATTACTCAAGCGGTATGACAGTCTATGCACCACAATCTCGTGACCGCTTTCCATCTGTCGGCAAAGGCTCGAATGATAACTGGATTGTTGAAGATTTGGGTGAAACACAGTACGAGACCAAAGAAGCACTCTGGGGCTATATGTATGGAGAAATCCAAAAGAAGTCTTTACCAGAAATCACCTACGAAGTTGAAGGTGCTATAGAAGCTGGTATTGGCGACACGCAAACATTGATTGATGATATTCACTTTGAACCAGCGTTATATGTGCAGGCTCGGGTTTCTGAACTTGAAGATGATATCTTGGCAGGCAAAGTGACAAACTCAACATTTATCAACTTTGAACGTAAATACAGTCAGATTGCTGACGAGTTACAAAAACGAGTTAACGAATTAGTAGAAGCTTCGATACCATACACGATTAAAGTTTCGAGCGATAACGGTACTGTTTTTAAAAATGCGACTGGAACGAGTACGTTTAAAGCTAGAGTGTTTAAAGGCGAGAAAGAAATCACCTCTGACGTCTCATGGCGCTGGGCTTTGGACGGAAACGTCACTGTCGCCATGCAGTACCTTGCTAGAGCCGAAAACATAGACGGTACAGCTGTTTTGACCGTCTCTGCTTATATTGGCAACAATGAAGTAGCAACGACTGAAATCACGCTGACTAATGTTAACGATGGCGCTAAAGGCGATAAGGGAGACAGAGGTGCAGATGGTATAGCTGGTAAAGATGGCGTAGGTTTAAAATCAACAGTCGTAACTTACGGTTTGAGTGCTTCTGAAACTACACCGCCAACAAGCTGGACTGAACAAGTACCAGCACTTACAAAAGGTCAGTATTTGTGGACTAAGACTGTTTGGACTTATACCGATTTAACTAGCGAGACTGGATGCCAAAAAACTTACATCGCTAGAGATGGAAATGACGGTGTAGACGGTATCCCCGGAAAAGATGGCGTTGGTATAAAGTCAACGACTATTACTTATGCAAGCTCAACATCTGGCATAACTAAGCCTACAAGTGGCTGGTCTAGCACTATTCCGAGTGTTTCAGCTGGTAACTTTCTTTGGACTAAGACTGTTTGGATGTACACGGATAATACTAGCGAGACTGGCTATTCTGTTGCAAAAATGGGTGAGACTGGTGCTAAGGGTGATAAAGGTGAGACTGGACCACGAGGACCAAAAGGCGAACAAGGAATCGCTGGTGCTACTGGTGCAACGGGTGCACAAGGTCCGAAAGGCGCCGATGGAAAGACAAGTTACATTCACATTAAATACTCGCCAGTCCCAATACCTAAGGATAGTCAAATCACAGATACGCCTAACGCTTATATTGGTGTTTACACTGACTACAACCCTAATGACAGTAATAAAGCAAGCGCTTATACATGGTCTAAGTGGCAAGGTGAAGATGGTGCACAAGGTGTTCAAGGGCCTAAAGGTACTGATGGAAAGACAAGCTATATTCACTTTGCATATGCCAATAGTGCAGACGGAAAGACCAACTTTAGTACTACTTATTTCTCTGGTGCTCTATATGTCGGAACGCTAACAGATTATAATTCAGCTGATAGTACGACATACTCCGCTTACACTTGGAGCCGTTTAAAAGGAGACAAAGGCGATAAGGGTGATAAAGGTGAGACCGGTGAGCGTGGTCCGCAAGGTATTCAAGGTTTGCAAGGTCCGAAGGGCGACCAAGGTATCCAAGGTCCCAAAGGTGCAGACGGTAAGACGCAGTACACGCATATTGCCTACGCCAATAATGCAACGGGCGGTGGCTTTAGTCAAACAGACCAAACCAAAGCTACATCGGTATGTATGTTGACTTTAACGCCACAGACAGTACAGACCCAACTAAATATCGTTGGAGCAAGTGGCACGGTGACAAAGGTGCAACTGGAGCACAAGGTATTCAAGGTCCTAAAGGAGCTGACGGTAGAACGCCTTACTTACACATTGCCTATGCCAACAGTGCAGATGGACGTACTGATTTTAGCACGTCAAATAGTGACAACAAGCGCTATTTAGGTACGTACACTGATTACACTCAAGCCGACAGTACAGACCCAACCAAATATAAATGGGTTGATATGGTTGGAACTGTTAAAGGGGGTTCTCGCAACTATTTTAAAAACTCTTTAACTAGAACTTTCTATACAACAGATGACCAGACATTCGACTACAGAACATACATAGTTGATGCCTTTTGGAAAAACAAAGACAGGTTTAAAAAGGATTTTGTAAAAATATCATTCGATATTACTTTTCCTGTTGCTCTGGAAAAAGATTACGCAGCTAACATTCATTTCTCGAAAACTCCGTGGTACTCAAATAGAGTTACATTTAAAGCGGGTACGACAAGCAGACAGCATTTTGAATTTGGAATTAATTTATCAGGTGCGAGCGAGGATTACCACACAGATAATGTGTTTATACGTTTTGGAACGAATTATGGCTTTCCTAGCGGCTTTAAAATCATTCTTGAAAATATGATGTTGTCAATCGGTTCTTACTATCCAGATTATATTCAAGCTATCGAAGATACACAAGAACAAATTGACAGCAAAGCAGACCAGACGCTCACTCAAGAGCAATTGAATGCGCTAGAAGCTAAACGATTGCAGATGGAAACAGAGATGAAAGCACTAGCTACTCTGCAACAAGTATCAGAGCTTGAAACGTTTATCAATAATTTAAAAAAAGAAGATTTAGACGGTCGCCAGAAGATTATTGAGATAACAAAAGCCATTGAAGAACGTGTCAAAGACATTGAACCAATTATGGAATACTCTCAAAAGTTAAAGTTCATGGACACGTACATCACGCAGGGCAATGGTGGTATGGTTATTGGTGCAAACGACAGTACGACTAAAGTCGTTGTCACACCAGACCGTATTTCATTTCAAAGTGGTGGTTCAGAGGTAGCTTACATCAGTCAAAGAATGCTCCACATTGATAATGGTGTATTTACAATGTCTTTGCAATTGGGACATTATATCACTCGTGCTCATCCAAAAAATGAGTATGTCAATGCGACATACTTTGTTAAATAACGAAAGGAGGATTTATGGCAACAGCTACATTTAGTGGACAATACGGACGTAATATGTCGCTTGAATTAAAAGCAGAGCTTACAGGTCAAAATATTGCAGGGAACTACAGTTCTGTACACGTCACCGCTTACTTGCATACAAATGGCTATGCAAGTATGTGGGGTGTGAGTGCTGACGCTACAATTACAATCAACGGCGGAAGTGCTATCGAGCACCCCGGTATCAATATTGGTACCAATTCAGCACAAAAAATCTGGGACCATACTTACAACGTTGGTCATAATAATGATGGGACTAAGACGGTCGGGGTCAAGTTATCAGTCGGTCTAAATACAGGCGGATACGGTTCAGCTATGGTCGCTTTTGATTACAGGTTGCCAGATATCCCGCGAGCTAGCTCGGTCAGTGACATGGCGGGCACGCTTGGAAGTGCAATGACAATCAATATCAATCGCAAGGTCAGCAGTTTCACACATACAGTCAAATACTACTTTGGTAACTTATCTGGCACGATTGCGACTGGTGTTGGTACATCTGTAAGTTGGACACCACCGCTTAATCTAGCAACACAAATCCCAAGTGCGTCAAGCGGTTGGGGCAATATTACTGTAGAGACTTATAGTGGCTCTAGTAAGATTGGTACAGCAACGTGTCGTCTTACTTTGAACGTGCCAGACAGTGTCAAACCAACGCTTGGTAGCATTACGCTGACGGATAGCAACGCAGTAGTTAAAAATCTGCTAAATACAGCTAATACGTTCGCTGAAATCGTGTCAGACATTAAAGTAGCGTTTAACAGCGCTACTGGCGTGCAAGGCTCTACCATCACAAATTATCACGCTGAAATTGTTAACAAGAACCAATCTACCAACGCCAACAATGGCAATTTAGGATTGATGAAGTGGAATGGTTCAGCACAGGTCAAGGCGTGGGTGGTTGATAGTCGTGGACGTTCTAGCAACGCTGTTACCATGAACATCACGGTTTTAGAGTATTTCTTACCAACGCTTACCTTTACTGCTGTTCGTGGTGATACCAACCAATCATCAGATAAGATTGTCGTTAGTCGAACGGCTAAGATAGCGCCGCTTAGAATCGGCAATACTCAAAAGAATAGCTTTAAGCTTAGCTTTAAGACAGCGCCGTTTGGCTCGACTGCTTATACGGCTGATACTGGCGCAGGCGTAACGATAAAGTCACTAATACGTTAACGAATTCAAAAGCAACACTTAGTGGAACGTTTGACATTGGAAAATCTTATGAAGTTTATGGCGTGCTTGAAGATGCCTTGACAAGTTCAGGCACAGTTAAAGCGCCACCTGTTTCACCAGAAAAAATGGTGATGGGAATGGCTGAAACAGCTGTAAGTTTTGGAAAATACCCAGAAAATGCAAATGCTGTTGACAGCGATTGGGTCTACAAGTACAAGAACAAAGAAATCCAACACCATCAGCTAACAGCAAACGCTGGTAACGTCATTATTTTAGCAAGTGGCACAGATTTAAATACAGTTACGGAAACTGGTTTTTATTGTGGCGAAAATTTTCTTAATAAGCCTACTGGAACTAATACCCAGCGTTTTACTTGGATAAAAGTACAGTGCTATGACACTGGCAGAACGTGGGTTTTGCAGGAAGCCATTGACTTTAACGGTAAGGTTAGCGCTTATCGTGTTCGAATTGGTGGCAATTGGAATCCTTGGCAATACTACGCAATCCAAAACACAGTAGCAGAATTCACAGCGGTCAATCAGACTAAAGTGTACAGCACTACACTAGCTGGTCCGTACGGTTTCGGAATAGCTGTAACTCGCTCAGGAAATGTCGTAACCGCCACTATGGATTATATTCACCGCTCAAACACGAACTGGAGCGGTACCGCTAACGAAACCATACCAGTCGGCTGGAGACCTGTAAGTCAAGCAATTATTAATGCAATAGGTGAAGGTGGTGGTGGAACTGGTGCGTCACTATTTAACGGTAGCTATGTTCACTTGTCGTACAAGCCCGACGGCTCTATCAGCGGTCGTATTAAGCTGGAAGCTAATCCGCTTTGGTTTGGTGCTACAATCTCATGGATTACCACAGACCCATTCCCATCATAGAAAGGAGAAAATATGAAACTAAAATTTGGTTCAAAATCACAGGAATTTGAGCAAGATGGCACGGTTAAAGGTACGAAAGTCACCTTGACCAACGATGACGGTGCATTCTATCCCGTCATGCTACCAGCCGACAAAATCAGCTTATCTAACGCAGAGCTGGAAGAGTTAGCGCTGGAAGTCGTTTATCAAGAGAATTTCCGTGATAAGTATGAAAATGAAAAATTCAAAGAACTTAACGATAAGATCGCTAAGTATGAAGAATTAATTACTAAAATGAAGCTGTCTATGGAGCAATTCAGACAAGATGGTCCAATTAGCGACTGCTACATTAAATGAAATTGATTAATAAAATGTATCCTGATGGAGGTGCTACTGATGGTGCAACTGAAGGTACTACAGATGAAACTACTGAAGAAAATTAAAAATACTTATATAGGAGGAAAAACAATGATGATTAATTATTTTGCAATGCAAATCGAATTAGGTTGGATTACTATTGAAGCTGTACCAAAACGCTTCCGTAAACAAGTACAAGAGCTACTTGACTTGTCACATGCAGGTTTGCAAGAAGATGGCGCCGAATAAGGCTTAGGAAAGTGAGTGGGGATTATGCGTAACGAATTTCTATCAGGAATTTTCTCGTTGGTCGCTAGCCTAGTTGGCACTTTTGGCGGGATTATCACGAGTACAAAACTGATTAACTATCAAATCAATGAATTAAAAAAACGTGTTGACAAGCACAATAATGTGATCGAGCGCACCTTTAAATTAGAAGAACATAGCAGGTATGTCGATGAACGCATTGCACGTCTCGAAAGCGAGGTTGAGAAATGAAAAATTATTTTGAAAAATTGGGAGTTAAGGTTTTGAAAACCATGGCGCAATCAGCAGTTGGCGTCATAGGAGCTAGCACATTAATTTCACAGGTCGATTGGAGAGTGGTTGTTTCAACCGCTCTTTTATCTGGTCTCGTTTGTGTGCTGACGAATTTGTCTGATTTAAAGGAGGAAGATATCAATGAAGATTAAACGACTTTTAGCAGGAGCGCTTTTGAGCGCTAGCCTATTATTGCAGTCTACAGCTTATGCGGCTGTCGGCGACCAAGGTGTGGACTGGTCACGATACCAAGGCGCTAACGGCATCTTCGGTTATGGTCATGACAAGTTCGCTATTTGCCAAATCGGTGGTGTTAATGGCGGTGGTATGTACGGACAGACGACATACGAAACACAAGTGGCGTCAGCAATTGCTCAAGGCAAGCGTGCTCATACTTATATTTGGTACCAGGTTGGCGGGAACGCTAGTCTTGGTGAGCAAGTATTAAATACATTCTTACCACAAGTTCAAACGCCGAAAGGTTCAATTGTGGCACTTGACTACGAAAGTGGCGCTAGCCCTGACAAGCAAGCGAATACCAACGCAATCTTGCATGGTATGCGCATGATCAAAGCAGCAGGCTATACACCTATGTATTACTCAGGTAAGCCTTATACAGTAGCTAACGTGTATGTCGACCAAATCATTCGCGAGTTTCCGAATTCGCTTTGGATGGCTGCTTATCCAGATTACAATGTGACACCAGTGCCAAATTATAACGTCTTCCCGAGCATGGACGGTGTAGCGATTTATCAATTCACATCGACTTATATCGCAGGCGGTCTTGACGGTAATGTGGACTTGACTGGTATTACGGATAATGGCTATACTAAGAACAATAATCCAGAAACTGAAACACCATCAATTTCCCAAGGCCAACAAGCGGACAACACGCCTAAATATGACATTGCTGCAGGAAACCAAGTTAAAGTCAAATTTGGTGCTGGAAGCTGGGCGACTGGTGAAGCTATTCCAAGTTGGGTTAAAGGTCGCACTTACAACGTAGCTCAAGTGTCTGGCAATCGTGTGTTGTTAGCAGGCATTAATTCATGGATTAATAAAGCAGACGTGGAAATCATCTCAGTTTCATCTGCGCCAATTCAAGCGCCAGCAACTAGCACGTACACGGTACAATCTGGTGACACGCTTTCCAGCATTGCTGCTAAGTTTGGTACTAACTATCAAGCGCTAGCAAGCTTGAATGGGATTTCAAATCCTAATTTGATTTACGTTGGACAAGTATTGCGTGTCAGTGGATCAGCAAGCGCTGGTTCAGTTTACTATACAGTACGAGCAGGCGATAACTTGTCAGCAATTGCTTCACGTTATGGCACAAGCTACCAATCAATCGCAGCGCTAAACGGTCTTGCTAATCCAAACTTGATTTATGCAGGCCAAACGCTTAAAATTAAATAAACACTTTAACACCCCTAGCCTTTTGCGGTTAGGGGATTTTTTTGGTATAATAGGTACATAAGTAGTTGAGAGGTCTTACTTATATTATCTGGCGAATAGTGAGCTGACGAGCGCACGTTAAAGATAAGTACGTTTTGGACTAGCTCACGCTAGTCCTTTTTTATTTGCGTTAAAGAGCAAAAAATATGCTATAGTAGACACACTAGGGGGGCGGATGATATATATGTCAATGGAAGAACTAGCTAATCACGTAATCGCTGTGGCGCAAGAAAACAATTTGTCTGTGTCGAACTTGGAACTACAGAAAATTTTATACTTCACATTAAGAAACTCTAGAAACGTTTTAGGCGAAGAAACCATTAAAGAAACTTACGATGACCCATTCTAGCTTGGCCATATGGGCCAGTAGCACGAAAGCAGAACAGGCGTTTTCGTTCTTTCGGCTGCAGCCCGATTATCGGCATATTTGACAAAGTCCCTAAATACGAACCACTCAATCCAACAATTATCCATTTTCTAAAAATCAATCTTTTCAGAATGGTAGACGCTAGCCACACACACAAATTCTGGAAAGAAAATAGTGCTGCGATAAAATCCGGAAGACGCGATATTAAATACCCGCTAGACGAGGTTTTGAGATAGCTTTTTGCTAGCTATTTTTTGTTGTTTCAAAAGTTAACATATGCTATAATATTGTTATCGCAAGTTTAAAACAATTAACTAAATAATTTGGTGCAGATTGTTTGACAGCATGCTAAAGTCACATGCTTAATAGCTCGTTACGCTAGCGGCGGGATACTGCTGTTAGATAAGTAATCAATCTTTGATTGTTGCGAAGTGAGAGAATAGCAAGAGTGCGTGTGATGTGGAGAATATGTGTAATTAGGTTAAATCTATACGGTGGTAGCGATAATAGACGTCTCTGTGAGAAATAACCCTGTAAGCCCAAGTTTGACCGCTTGAAGCAAGCAGGGAGTTGTCAAAATAAGCTATTGTGCGCATTGACGAGTGAAAAGCTCGTTGCTTACACTAAAAGATTGTACAAGTAGCCCAAAAGCGCAAGTGATAAATTGGATATATTGTCACATACTTATGATTCTGAATGTTGGGTGAACGTTGAAGGTAACCAGTCCTGTCTAGTCATTAAAACTCTTAGGAAGTTACGAGGTAGCTCCTCATAGCTCAGACCTAAGACGACTATCAGCTAACAAGTTGCGTATATTTGAAGCAGAGCGAAGGCTCATTTAGTTGATTGTTTTAAATTTTGTGATATAGAAGAGTCAGCGCAAGCTGGCTCTTTTCTATGCGCAGTAAAATTAAAAAAAATCAAAAATTATTTGTAAGAAAAGCG